CCTACTGCTACTTAAAGAATACAAAGACATACGCTCCTTTGAAAGGAAGTTTAAGTCTAAGAGCTAGAAAATTCTTTCGATCTTATGTCGCTATACTCAGCTACAGCATCCTTATAACTTTTTAAGCACTCCCTACAGGTAAGTTTAACAGCCTTAAACCTCCTACCCCTTACTTTATTCTTCCATAGAAATCTTAACGCCCACCTTGAAGCCCTAAACTCATTGTCTATTACCTCTTGACTCCAAGTCCTAGCATACATCCCACCCGTCAAGACATGCCCTAGTTCATGAGCTAAAATCATAGTACCCTCAAAGTCATTAGTAGCCATTACCCTAATAGCAAAGGGGTAGTATATGCTAGTAACACTTGACTCCCATGTTTCTTCCTTTCTGTAGTCTTTATTTATTTTTAAATCTAACTTGATCTTGTTTTTCCTGCATATTTCTTTTAGCATGTTAAGTGCCTTAACTGTATTCATACTTCCACCCCCTTATTCTCCAGTAACCACCTAAGAAACTTTACATCATCAGATGTTATCTTGCTATCACTGGTGAATCTGTCCTTGTCCCATAGCTCGGACGATCTTTCAATAAACTTTTCAAAGGTAGACCACTTTGTAAGTACTAGCTTCTTACATGACACGCAACCTACCCAATACTCATCCTCCACTACGGTAGACCTTTCAATTTCAAACTCCTGCCCCCCACATGCTCTACACTTCTTATTGAATCTGACTTTGTGTTTCATGGTTTTATTCCCCTTCCTTTATAACCCTTTCAACTATGTACTTTCCATTTAGAAGTTGACTTACTTCTACCCCAACTACCTTACCAGTCTCAAGGTCATGCATATTTACGTCTTTCCCTACTAAAATCCACATACCATGAGACTTAATCTTTCGTGTTTCCCAATCTCTCCAATCAATTTTTAGTTCTCTATTCATAATATTTTCCTTTCAGATATTTAATAGCTAAGTCAAGACATAACTTATACTCTCTAACTTCTTTTTTTGTATAGCCGTTAGCTTTTCCTATTTGTTTGTACTCTTTTTTCCACTTTGCTATTGTGTGAATTTTACATCCTATAGCAATTTTGGTGTGTGTGGCAGTAGTAACAAAGTGTTTAGAACCCTGTATCTGTAAAGGCGATTTTGTCCAAGCATCACTGAACACCCAAGCATCACCGAACACCCTAGCATCACCGAACACCCAAGCCTTACCGAACACCCTAGCATCACCGGACACCCAAGCCTTACCGAACACCCTAGCATCACCGGACACCCAAGCCTTACCGAACACCTCAGCATCACCGAACACCTCAGCATCACCGAACACCTCAGCATCACCGAACACCTCAGCATCACCGGACACCCTAGCATCACCGACCTCAGCATCACCGGACACCCAAGCCTTACCGAACACCCTAGCATCACCGAACACCTCAGCATCACCGGACACCCTAGCATCACCGGACACCCAAGCCTTACCGAACACCCTAGCATCACCGAACACCCAAGCCTTACCGCCTTGACTTAAATTTTGTTCTTTTTCAATCCAACCTCCCTTTTCACCTTTAACAACTGCCCCGAAACTCACCAGAGCCTCAATCCTGAAAATGTCTAAATGTGTGTGTTTCTCTGTTAGTTTATACTTTTTCATTTTCTTCTCCTTTCCACCAATTTGAGTTATTATCTTTTACTCTGTCTATGTGTTCTCTAAAGGTAGTGTACATGCCTTTACGTTCCTTGTCAAATTCTTTTTCCTTATCCCATGATGCCTTGACATACCCTCCAAGGAAGGACATGGCAGACCACAAGCATAATAGGAATATATCAAATAAAATATTAGTATCCACCATAATCCTCCATATTTGAGTTTTAAGCTGGGTAAAGTAGAGTAGATGTACCCTACCCTACCTTATGGCTAGCTATTGTCCTCTGGATACCCAAGACTGAACCTTTCCCCTTAGGTAATAAACCCTTTGCTCCAGATTTAGTCCCTGTTTTTGAATGAACAAAGTGGGGACACTTAATTATCAACTGATAGTCCTGTTGCTTACATTTTTCCTTACATACCCTACATAGCGTGTTTATCATCGTCTACCTCCCGTAGTTCTTTTAAATTTCTTAGGCTTCTTCTTACATCTACCTCCCACTCAACCCATACAGCGTGAGTACCCTCAGGGTCAAATGTTTCATACAGATACTTGTATTCCTTTAGTAAAGCCCTTACGTTGGAGCATAGTTCTTTTACATCTTCTGTTTTGTATTCACACATAGACTTTACCCCTCCCCTCTCTGGATTGTCTCGGTCTGTTCATAGTTATCATATGTAGCAGACCAAGTAACCTGACAGAAATCACAATAGTAAGTAACCCTCACATACATATTGTGCTTGTCTGTCTCTGTATCTCCTTGCTCTAAAGTCCTTCCACAATCTGGGCAGTTATTCATATTACTCACCATCCCTTTCTGCTGTCTTTTGATCTACATATTCCTGACTTCCTTTTGTCCCTGCCTGTACCTCTGTTTTGCTAGGGACATAATTCCCCCAATAGTCGTGACAACCCTTTTCACCTAGGGTACAGTATCCCCCTTCGATTAAATCCATAGCCTGTCTACCATGAAATCCTTCCAATCTCCAAACGTACCCATTATTTATTTTCTCTTGATACCAGTCTACACTATATTCAAAGTTCATATTATCCCCCTCTAATAACAGATTCAAAGTCTTTAATCTCAGAATCATTTAGACCTGATTTTTCTTTTAGGTTTCTTAAAACCGATTGGTATTCGAAGCTTTCCCAAGCCCTGTTGTAATAGCAGGCTTTAGCTTTAGCTACTTCATGCCCACCATTTCTTAATAGGCTTGCTAGGTGCCTAAAACCGTACCTAGTTTTTTCCCAGTTACAGACTACAGTTAACGAGTCGTTTATTTTAAAAAGTTTCATCTTAGTTACCTCCTTTTTAGTTTCCTAGTTTTCCATGACTTGCTATCTGTAATTCCCTTTTTAACTCTACTACTCTCTTGTCACTGTTGTAAGCCCCTACTACATATACCCTTAGGGCTTCAGCTAGCCAAGTCTTTTCTTCTTTTGTCAACCGTTTATTTTCTTCTAGCTTTCTCTGTATCCCCCAGACATTCATTTTATTCACCTTCCCCTCTAATTGTAATGATAGCATGTATCTCAGCCCTTGTCAAGCTAGGCTAGATTATGCTATGTTCTGCTATATCATACCTGAGTTAACTAAGAAATACAATTTTTGATTCTCCCTATGGGCTTTAATGAAAGCTTTCATTAATCCCTTTCTCTGATTTATCCCAAGTGTACGCCAAGTCTTATATTTTTGAGACATACCCTTGATAACTTCTTTTATAGCTGTCCTGTTAGAGCATGAAACATGTACCCTACCTAAAATCTGTTTTGCTATAGGTAAGTTTCTTTTAACTGTTTTATTTATACTCATTATATAACCCTCCCTGTTAGATTTTAAATTCTGGTACATCCTCTACTCTACACTTATTCACGATAGAGTATGTATAACTCCAGATTGAAGCTTGTACTTGTGAAGGTTTCCAATTTAGTATCCTGCTAGCCTGTTTTATTCTATGTGAATAGGCTATGTAACCTGATTTATTCTGTAGTGAATCATTATGTATTCCTGCATAAGTATACATCCAAGTATCAATAGTTACGCTATCACTTTGTCCTAAAAGGTTATCATTAAAGGACTTAACCTTATTTCCAGATAAGGGCTTACCTTGAAAAGTCCTTATAATATTTGACGTTCTAGCAGGCAAATCAGATAACTCCGCTATCTTTTTTATAACTTGCAAGTCCTTAGGTCTACTTTGCCTAACGTATTCCTTGTATATCTTTTCTGTCATTCTCAGGTTTAGCTTTACATGCTGTCTCGGACTTGTACTAGATAATATTCCTATAAATAGCTTATAATCTTCTGGGTATTTAGCTTTTATGTTATCGTAAGCCCGAATATACCAATTCTTTTTAGCCTGCCCTTTTATAGAATCCCTAGCTATAACTGAAGCTTTAGGCAAGGTCTTTAAATGTTTTTTTATGTTTCTTCTAAGTACCTTATTCATTTTAGCTACCTCCTCCCCTATTTTATATAGTATCATACTTGATACCTTATGTCAAATTTATAATGATAAGTCCCAGTTATGGGACTTTGTTTAGCCTAAACTAAACATTTATTCTTAATATAGTTTCTTGAATTCCCTAATATAAATCTGAAACTGTCCCTCCTCTTTTATCGCATAGTAAAAGCCCTTTTTGACTTTAGCTAGAAATTGATCTAAAGTTAAAGCAGGCTCTGAATCTGCTCCAATACCTGTTTTGTCCACAAAAAATGTGTCCACTACCTCATAAGCATAGGGTACGAAAACACCTATAAAAGGTGGGTTTACTACATTCTTATCTCCATTGCTTTCTGCTAGGTAGGGTATAGTACCCTCTAGTCTTGCTTTATTTGTTTTTTTATCTTGTTTTGCCCTGATATATTCTGGACTTAACATTGTAATACCTCCTAATTTTTATTTTAAATCAGTTTACTACTGCAAGCTATCTTTTCGACTAGTACTGTCTCTTGTTTGTTTACTACTTTAATATCATCTGCTAGATCATTTATATCTAAGCATATATTTTCATCTAGACTAGTTACCTCTATAAGTAAGCTTTTTTCTGCTTTCCCTTTATAGTATCCTAAGGACTTGAAGATAGTAAATCCTTCAAAGTACCTAGAAGCTAGTTTTGCTATTTCTTTTACGTTCCCTTTATCCTCTGTAAAGATTCTGTATAACATTTTATTACCTCCCAGTTTTATTTTCTTCTATAATCTTATGATAGCACATGCCCTATTACCTGCCAAGGGCATGTTATACCTTGCTATATCTTGCTTTATCATCTCTCTGGAAACAAGGTTATTTCTACTTCCCCTTGATCAACTGTTTCTACTTTAATCACTGTCCACTTTGTACCTGTTGCTTCCCTATCCTCTTTACTCCAAGATTTGACTCGATGTACATTCAAGTTTAGCATTGTCTTACCCTCCCTTTTTGGTTTGATTTATGTCTTTTTGATCGTAACCGTAAAGCCCTAGTATCACATTCCATTTATGAGCCTGACTGTAGGCATTACCACGATACTTTACATGCTTTGTTGACCGTCTGAATTCCCTGCCGTTTAATTGAAACTTGATCGTATTCTGTCTCATTGTAGTACCTCTTTTTGGGTTATTTTATACGCATTTAGAATCTTACGTTTGTCTCTGACTCTACTATCTGTATCCACTATTGTATTACCTTTACAGTCTAGCAATAGGACATGTCCTTGTATCCTTACAAGATACCCCATAGTAGGTTTACCCTCTCTCAGGGTTATATCGGCAAACCTTGCCCTTGCCCTACCTATTGTCCTATTCTTAACTTGCGATGACCTACTCCTGACTTGGTATCCACCTATACGCAAAGCCCTTACTACATCCGTGTGCCTATGTAGGTACCTTACCAGGTGAGTACAATTGAAGAACCCGGTAATGCTAGAGGTACATATATTTTTATTCGGATTCGTACGGTTATTCGACAAGTTTCTACTTAAACGCCTATCTATATTCATTATGCTACCTCCCCCTGCCTATCAATTTCATCTTCCCATATGACAAACGGGTATTCACCATCGCATTTAATCTTGTAATCATATTCACCACCATATAGAACGTCTATTACCTCTGCTTCAATACCACCTATCTTAATTGTATCACCTATCTTATATTTTCTTTTCATTTTATTACCTCTCGATTGACTTCCCTTTATCATATTCATACCTTAAGGATACAGCAGGTATATATCACTTACAAGGGACAAAACATAGCATAATATATCATTTATATTGAATATAGGGCAGATATCCAATATTATGTGCGAGTATATTTATATATAGTGAGTAAGATACGGCTATTGACGGTTAAGGCATAGCAAGTGTATCACGACTGGGAGACTATACGCTAGCTATACAAGCTAGTGAGATATAGCGTAAAGGTTAAGCCTTACCCATGCTAGAGGTATAGATTTAATTATATTCATCCAGTTAAGCCCAGATATAATGCAGTTAAGAATTAATCTTATTCAGACTTAATCTTAATTAGATTCTCTATTTTAATAGATTGGGGGTGTGGATGGGATCAAGTGAGTCAAGTATATGTGTGAGTATTTTAAAACCTTTTCTATCTCCAGAGAGAGAGACAATGACAGATAATGAGAGTCCTAATGATAATGGAAGAGTTTAATAAAAAAGACTTAATAAAAGACCCTCCTCTTAATAAAAGGGGTGTATGCCGCAAGTGTATAAAAGGGTACAAGCGTGTACTAAAAGAGTTACGCCACCAATTAAATAAGGAGCATAAGATATAATGGCTAAGAAAAAGAAATTCAAACTAGGGCAATACTTAGGGGATCAACAGCAGAACGTCATTCCTCCTTTTAAGTCTGGACAGATGGTGCAGGTGGACGGAGAGGGTAGGGTCACTATAGTAGAGGGTAGTATTAGACCCAAGAAGAAAAAGAAGAGGGAGAAATCTTAATGATTCCTAGAGTAAGAAAAGATTTTATTATCCCTAAATTTAGAGTTGGTAGGGTAGAGGTTGGTGGGGGAGTATTGGATGTGCCTTATCCTAACTCTCAGTGGATTACTAAGAATAGGTCAGATGGCTATAGAGATATCTTAAATGAGAGTAGTAAATATAATTATTCTTCAGTAGCATACAAGGGTAAAAGATTGTGGATATACATTTCATGGACTCATAAGGAAGGTGAGTAAGATGCCTAAGAAACCAGCAGGATATGGAAAACGAGGTAGGCCGACAGCAAGAGATATAAAGAACCTTAAATCGGCTAAGGCTATTATGGATAGCAAGACCTTATCTGAAGCCTATCTTAAGACGCATCCTAATACCACTCCAGAGAACGCTCGGAAGAATTGTAGGAGGATGCTTAATGAGGAGATTTTGGACTCAGTTAAGGAGCTACTCGATCTGGAGCGTATAGCGGAAACTAACAGGGATAATCTTGAAAAGATGCTACAGTTAGTAGTAGCGAGATATATTAATAGAGAAGAGACAGGTAATGTGTACGTTTCGGCCTTAAAGCTACTTACACAGCTTGTTCCTGAGTTTAAAGAGAGGTATGAGCTTAGGGATGAAATAGATAAAAAGTCTGAGGCTGACATAGATAAAGTATTAAAGGATCGCTATGGCATCAACCCAGAAAGACTTAAAAAATTTAATAGACTTAACTAAGGACTTTATTCCATTTTCCGAAAGAATCTGTTTGGAAGTCAACGGAAGGCATGGTATAGTGGAGTTCGGTACTCTAACTAAGACATGGGGTAGGGAACCTATATATACTGGGCATTGTAAATTGTGTGGTAAGTTTTGGCTGATGGACGAAAAATCCCTTCAGGATTTTATTGATAGACATAGAGAAGGGTCAAGGATATTCACTATATACCCTAAGGACAGAGATAGCCATCAATGAATATAGATGAAAAACGACAACTCCTAAAGAGTCTCCAGCAAAAGGAAAAGCTCTTGAAGGAGTATATCCGCACTTGGAAACCTTCTATAATTCAAGAAGCTGCAATTTGCTCTACAGCTAAGATTGTTGTAGTAGTGGGTGGGAACCAATCAGGTAAATCGGAAGTGGGGGGTATGCGTATAGGTATATGCTCCACTGGTATTGTTCCTGATAGCTTGAAAGGTAGATTCCCAGAGAAGCTCCTACGAACTGGTAACTATTGGTGCTCAGCTTTGGACTTTGGTGGGGCTAGAGATATTATTAGATTTAAGTTAGATACTATCCTCCCCCCTAGGTTAGTGGAGAGGTATGCTAAGGACGATAAGATATACTATCTTAAAGGAGAATTAGGGCAGATAGGTCTTAAGTCAGAAGAGTCAGGTGAAAGTAAGTATCAGGGTGTGCAGCGTTTGGGTGTATGGATGGATGAAGAACACACCAAGAAAGTCTTTGATGAAATCTATGAGCGTACTACTACCCTTAAGGGGTGGATCTTCTTTACCTTCTCTCCTATTGAGGGACTAACTTGGAGCTATGACGAATTGTTTAAGAAGGCCAAGAAGGTATTCTTTACTAAGAATATACATGGAATTAAAGAGGATATAGGGATAGTACACACTATAGAAGAGTTAAAGCTCCTAAGAGATAGAGAGCTTCAATGTAGAGAGAATCCTTCTGATACAGCAGATCCTAATATAGAAGTATTCATTATTAGTAAGTATGACAACACTCTCTTGGAAGATTCAGCAGTGGAGATTCAAGGAAGTGAAAGAAAGCTACAGCTAGACATTCCTCAGTATCAAGCCCGTATCTTAGGAAAGTATGCTAAGATAACTAACAACTGTGCCTTTAATGTAGCAAAGCTATTGAAGATTCAAGCTAAATGCCCTGCCGTATATAAAAGAGGAGATATAGTTAATGGTCAGTTTAAATCTGATCCAAATGGTAAACTAATACTTTACAAAGAGAAGAAGCCTAAGGATGATGGGTACTATGTCATTGGTGCTGATATAGCACAGGGTCTAGAATCAGGAGATTATTCAGTAGCACAAATACTGGATCATAAGACCTGTGAACAGGTTGCAATATGGGTGGGCAAGGTAAACCCTGAAATATTTGCGAGTATATTATTAGATTTAGGTAAGTTCTTTAATACAGCTATTTTAGCTCCTGAAAGAAACTTTCATGGCTACGGAGTGGTCAGCCGCATAAGATCGCAAAAATATAAGCGTCTATTTAGCGAGTATGACCAGATCCAAGAAACCATAAACCCTGATGGAGCAACAGGTGAGAAGAAGTATGGATGGGACACCAATGCTAAAACCCGTCCATTAATGATACAAGAACTCGCACAGTTTATAAGTGAAGGTCATATTATCCTTAATGATTTTGAAACTGTGGATGAGCTTCTTACGTTCATTTATGATAGAGATGGTAAAGCCCAGGCCTTAAAGGGATGCCACGATGATAGAGTAATGGCCTTAGCTATTGCACTACAAGCTAGACAATTAAAACCAATTCCTAGAGTTTTTCCTAACCAACTTGGGAATATAAAATCTAAAGATAACGAAATGGGGTATCCTTGCTAATGGCTATTTCAAAACAGGAAATAAATGAGGCTGCAGTTAATCTAGTTAAAGAACTTAAAAACCATTTTCAGATGCTCCGAGAGCAGAATGGTCTTGAAGAACAATGGAAATCTGCTGAGAGAGCTTATAATAACGACCTAGAAGATTTTTATAAAGGGGTTGCTAAAGTTAGGATTCCTGCTCTTAACCAAGCTACAGAGATTGTAGTTCCTAGAATGGATAAAACTATTTTTGATCCTACTGGTGAGTTCTTTGATGTAGTGGCTAAGGACAAGAATGATGACCTTGCAGTTGAGGATGCTCTAATTGTAAAGAAGCTTATTACAGAACAGTTTAAAGATGTGGGGGTAAGGTCTAAACTTATTGGAGCTTATAGAAACTTATGTATCTATGGTACGGTATTTATCTCTACATACTGGGAAAAGAAAGTTAAGAAGAGATATAGAAGAATTAATGGTAAAAGAATAGAAGTATGGGAAACGATGTTTGATAACCCTGATTTTTACTTTCCTTCTGTATGGGATATTTTTATTGATCCTAAGGATGCTAACTTAGAAGGCTTTGTAATTGAAAGAACTACAGTAGATTATAATACATTATGGGGTAAAAGAAAGAGAAATGAAAAAGGAAATGATGTAGGAATCTATGACGAGGAAGCTATTCTGGAGTTAAAAGATAAGAAAGTAACTGAGGAAACAGATACCACTAAGCAAGAGTCAGACCATATTAAAGGACTTGGTGGCCATAAATATAGTGTACATGAACACAAGATTGAAATCTTAAAATGTATTGGCAATATTCCTAAATGGCTTATTACTGGTAGTGACGTAGACAAGGAAAGTGAAGAAGTTGTAGAAGATGGCATTATTGAGTTAGGAGTAGTAGGAGACTTTGCCACTGTTATTCGTTCCCCAGAAGATAATCCATTCGATCACCAAGAGAAACCTTACCTTAAAGGAAGGTATATTAAGCTTGATGGTCAAGCGTATGGTCATAGTCTTATGACTGTGAATATTCCCTTGCAGTTAGAACTTAATACTCTTCGTTCTCAGTTAATGGATCTTAGAAGCTTTATTCTTAAAAAGAAGTTCTTGATTGATAGAGAAGCTAATATAGATCATTCACAACTTCAGGATCTTCATACTGCAATTATTGAAACAGATAGTATGAGTGGTCTTAAGGATTTAGTTCCTGCTGACTTTAGTCCTACTGCTTTAGCTCAAGGAGCAGTTATTAAACAAGATATTCAAGACAGTACAGGTGCTTCTAAGTTACTTGGTGGTTCACCTACTGGTAGTAGCTTAGATAGAACCGCTACTGCTGTTAGTTTAGTAGCTCAAGGTGGTCTTGAAAGATTTGAATTAGTAGTTACACAATTTGAAGAAGAGATTCTAAAGCCTTTAGTTAGACTATTCTGGATGTTGAATCAGCAGTTTTTACCAGAAGGTAGAGATGTAAACCTAGTAGGAGATAAAATTATTAGGGTTGTTCCTAGTGAGATTGCTTTGGAAGGTATGGATCTTAACTTTGTTGGGATTAGAGAACTAGGAGAGAAAGCATTTAAAATTAACGCATTGAATAACTTGGTACAGAATCTAATTCCGTTGACAAATCAGGGAATTGATGTTGTTCCTATTGTACTTAAGCAAGTTAAACTTATGGGTTTTGGAGACTTGATCCCTGAAATTGATAAACGACCTGAATCTAACTTAGAAGAGTCTCCAGAAGGAGAGGTTCAACTTCTTCAGCTAGGAAAAAATGTAAGAATTAATCTTAATGACGATCATGTAGCTTATTTAAAAGCGTATGAGTCGCTATTAAATAGAGTCATCCTAGCAGATCCAATCACAGAATCTGAGGAATATAGCAAAGAAGTTGTTAATGCTGTACAAAATAGTAACCTTGCTTCTAATGTTAGAAAGAATTTGATTGAGGCAGTTGGACAAAGACTTGCTGCCATAAGAATTGTTACCACAGGATTTAAGGATGCGGAACAAAACGATGAGGACTTCAGATCAAATGAAGGAATCTAATATTAAAACAAAAGTTATCCTAGATCAGAAAGTTATTGATCTAGAAAGGTGGGGGCGTTTACTCAAAACCGATGAGTTTCAAGTTATCTACGATTTAATTAATAACTCGTTAGATAGTTTGAGAAAAAAAATCGAGGAGAAGAACGTCAAACCAAGTCCAGAAAGAGCCTATGAACTTATAGACTATACTGGACGAATTGCTGAATTGAAGAAATTGCTTGCTAGAATAGACTTCAATAAGCAGCAGTTCTTAAAGAACGAAAAGGAGAAATAAAATGACTGAAGAAAATAAAGAGCAACCTGGAAGTCAATCTTCAGAGGCCTCTGATCTTAGTGTTAAGGAAAATTTTCAATCTGCTTCGTTAGAGCAGAAAGAAGCTTTTCTTAAAGAGAATAGCGTTATCACTAATGAACGGGTTTCAGTGGATCAAGACGTAGTACAGGACTCTGAAGATGATACTAAAATCGCTAGCTCAGAAGAGAAGTCCCCAGAGGATAAAACTACTGATGAGCAGGATAGTTCTTCCGAGAATAAAGAGGAACAGTCCAAACCTGAGTCCGAGACAGAATCTTCTACAGAATCGGATAAGCAGGGTAAACTTTCTATCTTAGAGAATAGATTTGCTAAGATGGAAAAGTCGTATAAAAATCTGGAAGCTGAATTTACTCGTAAGTCCCAGAGACTTAAAAAACTTGAAACTGAAAATGATGTACTCCGAGAGTTTGCTAAGTCTGGTGATGATAAAGGTAAGAAATCAGAACAGGTTGGTACAGATGAAATGAAGCTGGCTATCGTAGAAGAAATGAAGAAGGATAACCCTGAGGCTGCAAAGATGTTTGGTGCTTTTGGGGAACAAATCTTTTCTGCATTTAAGAAGTATGTAGGCCAGGACATTGAATCTTTAAAGCAGAACCTTGTACAAGAAAAATCTCAGACAAATATTAGCCAGTTTAATAAGGATGTTGAAGAGTTTAAGAATAGCCCTTTAGCCCCACTGGTTGAGAAAGTCAATGAAATTCTTGATAGGGAATTTCCAACTGATGAAGAACTAGTTACAGCAATAACATCTGCTCCTAATTTCTTTGGTAAAATTAAGGATAAGGTGATTGCACAAAACTATAAACTTGCCGCTGAGTTGGAAACAAAAGCAGAAACAACTGCTGGAGAAGTGGACAATTCTAAACGAGATGCAGAGATTGAACGGACTAAGGGAATGGGAAAAGGCAACACTAGTAAGCCCAAACCTGAGGATCTAATGGAGTCTAAAAAGTTCAATAAACTCTCTCTTGAAGAGAAAGAGAAACTACTCAAACAAAAAGGACTGTTTAGAAGTTAATAAAAAATTCTTTGTGGAGGACATACAATGGCTTTAAATACGAATAAGTCGGGTTCTTACAGTGACCATATTGATAGCTACCTTGAAAGTCGCTTTCTTGATCGTCTTGTAAAAACTCTACATGTAGTTAAATTTGGAAAGAAGAAATCTCTTCCTGCTCATGGTGGGAATACGATTAAGTGGAATCGCTTTACGAATTTCGCTGCTGATGTTACTGAGTTGTCAGAGGCTATAACTCCTGATGGTCAGTCTTTGGCGAGTGGTGCGGTTTCTGCAACTGTGAAGCAGTATGGTAACTATGTCACAGTGTCAGATTGGTTTCAGCTTAATGCTATTAACGATACTCTCTTGGATGCTACGGATCTTTTGGCGTACCAGGCTGCTCTGTCGTTGGATAGTATTGCTCGGAATGAACTTGATGTGAATGGTACTCAGAATTATGCTAACGGTGTGGCTAATAAAGCTGCCGTTGAGTCTGGTACTGTGAATATTGCATCAGCCGATCTCCGTAAGATCCAGAAAGCATTTCAGGTTGCCGATGTTCCCTCTGTTGGTGGGAGCTTTAAAGGTATTCTGCATCCTTTGATGGCGTTTGATCTGTTGAGTGAAACTGCAACGAATAGTTTTGTGATTCTTGCAGCTAACACATCTAACACTGCTCAGGAAAAAGGTGCTATTGGTAATGCGTATGGTATTGATCTTATGCTCTCTACCAATGTTCGTGCAGATGAAACGGAAACTAACACCTTTGGTAACATTTTCTTAGGTGGTGATGCTTTCGGTGTGGTTGATATTGCTAGTGCTGGTTTGGAAATTATCCGTAAGCCTTTTGGGACTGCTGGTACGGAAGATCCTCTCAACCAGAGAGCGACTGTTGGTTATAAAGTCAGCTTTGTTGCTAAGGTTCTTGAAGCTCCTAGAGTTCAGGTTCTTTGGGCGTATAACGCTGGTTAATAAAATAAAAATAGGATGGGGAGCTTCGGCTCCCTTATCCATTACAGGAGAATATAAATGAAAAAGTTTATCCTTACTCTCATCGCTGTTTTTGCGTTGAGTACTTCAGTGTTTGCCTCTGCTGATACAGAAGCAACAACGGCTCCTAATATCCTTGACTTGTCGAGTACGACTGTTAGTGATTCAGGTACGTTGATTGACGTTACAGAAATTGATACACTAGCGGAACTTGATATAATTGTAGCGGATAAAGTCCTTGCTGATACGGCTGCTTGGGTAGTGGCTTCTAGTGCGAATGTGTCCTGCGTTACGACTTGTGGGATTGCTACACCATTAGTTGCAGTTGAAGCAACAGGTGGATTGTTTGTTGCTATTGATGATGCTACTGCTGATAGTTGTATTTGTGATGGAGCAACGTCTTAAAGTTAAGTAAACTAACTCTAGTGCTTGGGGGCGTATTATATACGTCCCCTTGGCTAGGTTTTAAAAGGAGTAGTTATGGGGTTTGATGGAAGAAGTGCTTCAAGTAATGAAATACATTTTGATGAGGAACTAACTGTTCCTACCACAACTATTACTATTGTACAAACATTTACAAACACAGATAGTAAAGGTCTTTTCTTTGTAGACGAAATTATCGCCACTGGACAAGTAGATGCAGAGTACAGTGTATACAAAGATGGGGAATTGAAACTTAAGTATAAAACCTCAGAACAGAACCGTACTATGAGAATTAAGTTTCCTGCTTCTTGGAAGCTAAATAAAAATGATTTTATAGATATTAAAGTAGAGCATTGTGATTCAAATGTAGCTAACTTTTCCTCTACTATTATAGGGCATAGGGTGCAATAATGGGTGATATAGACAGATCAGGAAATGAACTAATAAGAGAAGATCAAGAACTTAGAGTACAGTATCTAAATGTTATTCTTAGCGAAAAGCTTAATCAACTAAAACAATTAGATGTTCATCTTGACAGATTACGGACAGTTGAGATGAAACAGATTGAGCTAAAGAAAGCAACTCTTGCAAAAGAAATTGTGAGAGTAAAAGCTACGATTCAAAAAGAGTCCGTTATTGAAATTAAACTTGAAGAAGGAGGTAAAAAATAATGGCAGATTTTCGTTCTATTCAGCGTGTACGTCTGTATGATGGGACTAATGACTTAGGGCTTGCAGCCGCAAATCCTTTCTTTATCTCTATTACAGATGGCACAGAAACCGCTTTAATTGATGCTAGTGGAAATTTGCAAGTTGGTGGAACAGTAACCGTTATAGACGGGGGTAGTAGTATTACCGTTGATGGTACTGTTGCAGCCACACAGTCAGGTGCATGGAATATTGGAACTGTTACTACACTTACCAGTATCACAAATGATGTAAACATCGCTGACGGTGGCAATAGTATCACTATTGATGCAAGTCAACTAGATATTGATGATCTTGTTGAGTCATCTGATAGTGTTCGTATTTACGCCAATACTGCAAAAGACGGATCTGGTACTGCTTATGTCCCTCTGGTGGATGCTGATGGTAAGCTTATCATCTCAAATCCAGGTGGAACTGCGTACACAGAAGATGTTGCAACACCAGCAGCAATTGTTGGTAATGCTGTAATGATTGAGCGTGACGATGTACTTGCTGCACTTACCCCTGTTGAGGGTGATTGGGTTTCTTTACGTTCTAATGCAAGAGGAGCATTGTGGGTGGAGTTAGATCTTACCAGCGATGTTACGATTGCAGACGGTGGAAATTCCATTACGGTAGATGCTGTTAACTTAGATATCAGAGCTTTGGATAACACAGATGTTGTTACTGTGGAACAAAGTACTCCTGATAGTTTAAATGCAAATGCCAATCTACAGATCTCGGATACGGATGTTTCTCAAACCAATCCAGTTCCTGTTCAGATTGTCACTACTGCTGTAAGTGCTTCAGAAGTCCATGATTATGACCAAGCTGATGCTATTGCAAAAGATGGCTCTGCTAACCATGATTATACTGTTACAAATGCTACTTTTCTTTTGAAGAGTGTAATTGTTGGAGCTTCTGGTGCAGGAAAGTATGAAGTTCGTGTCGGCCCTGTGGCTGCGTTAGTCCCAAAGGCCGTTGTATTCACTTCTGGTTCCAAGCTTTCAGAACAGGTTATCTTCGATCCTCCGATTGAAGTTCCTGTTGCTTCTACTGGAACAGTAAGAGTGATTAAACGTAATGACGATAATACTACTATGGATATGTATAGTACTATTATTGGTAATGATGTGTAATAACTAAAGAATAAGGGGGGAGCTTCGGCTCCCCTACTTCTTAATCGCTAAGGAGAATTTAAAATGCCTAAGAATAAAAAAGATAAGGTAGTTAAAAAAGAAGAGAAGAAGAAAGAAAATCTTGGGATTCAGATTCATTTTGGAAACGCTGAATTAGTTAAGATTAGGCTTATGGAGGCTAATAATAAACTTCTCTACGATTTAATTACAGAGTTTCGTAAAGTAGTAGAAAAAATAGAAAAAGGGAAGTAATAGTTATGGGTGATATTGAGCGTAAAGGAGATCAAGAGTTCAGATTAGTAGATAAAATAAACCAGTACTCTGCTAGGGTTAATTCTGCTGGAAGAATTCTTGTTTCTCAAGAGGTATCTGCTCCAGCCGATACTACACCAGTAAAACAAGTCGCTCTTAGCGATATTAATTCTGATGCAGATACCATCTATACTATCACTGATACTAAAACTTTAACCGTACAGAGATTCGGTGCTGGGTCAGAACATAGTACAGTAGGTGGGAGTAAGGTTACTCTCTATAGTGATCCTAATGGTAACTTAACAGGTATGGTTCTTATAGGTGTAATCTATATTAACGGTTGTTCTTCCCAAATAGATGTGGACTTAGATTTTGTAGGGGACGGAACCAGACGTATAGTAATGCGTAGATCAACTTTCGCTGGTGCAGCTAGAGAAGTGTTCGGGACTTGGACAGGATTTGAGGCGTAACTATGGCAACTAAATCTAAATTTGTTAGGGCAAGAACGGCTAGTATTGATGCAGATGGAGGAGTGTATACACTTGATTACACTCTGGATGATAATCATATCTTGGAGTTAAGAAAGATTTGTATTTCCTCTGATACAAATGCTATTTGTGCAGAGATTTTATTCTCTACTAATGGTGGGTCTACTTGGTCTAACCCTTGGGATACTAGTGCAGTTGTAATTATAAAAGCATTTGTCGCTGCTTATATTCCGATAGTGGGGGATCTATGTGACATTTGGTTAAATGGTGGAAGTAATACTAAGATGAGAATAAAGTTAACTAATAATAACTCTACTCAAAACGCTAGTGTTTTTTATATTCTAGGTGGAATAGAACATGAAAATTAAGTTTACCCCTAAACCAGTATCAGTTGGAGTCAAAAGCTTACAAGATGCTTATAATAAAGGATGGTTCTCTGGGTCAATCTCTAGAGACAGGTTGCTTGCTGCTGTCCGTAAAAGAAATGAACACAGGGGGATAAGGATACGTTATGCTAAAGATCATGCTGCCATTTGTGACGATAGTGGGTTTGTTTGTGGTGTTAGTAGACTTTGCCATATTCCTCAGTTTACATTGTCTGATGAAACGAGTGGTTACATATTTTGTAGAAGTTGGAGAAAAATTTTAGAAACCTTAAGGAGAAAAGGATATGAAGTCTATGAATCGGATCTTTATTAGTCTAATTGCTTTATGCCTCGTAAGCACAGTGGCTTATGCAGAGTTTGATAGAAAGGTGAAAGTGAGTAGTAACGACTCTACTGCTGGTTATCTTAACGGTAAGATCGTTGCTGGCTCCAACACTACTATCGTTGAAAACAACAATGGAGGAGATGAGTCTATCCAGATTAATGCTGTAACCTCAGGCTCAGGTATTATTCTAGACTTAGATGACGATGGTAATAATGAATCTACTGCCTTTACAGAACTTGCTACCTCTAATGATCCTGATAATATTGTTACAGAACCCTCAGCAGATAAAGTTCTTTTTGACTTTTCTCCAGTTATTTTAGAAACAGAATTAGATACTGAAGCAGAATTAGAGACTCAGATAGGAGTAGGTGTATTTACTCCTAATGATGGAGCTTTAAATGATGATAACTTATCAGATAACTCCTTATCTGATTTAACTGATATCACCACTACTGCTCCAGCTAATGCCCAGGTTCTTCTTTGGGATGGAGTAGGAGACAATAGATGGGAGAATAAAGCTTTGTCAGGTGACTGTACTATTACAGAAGCTGGTGTGCTTTCTTGTACAGCACTTAGCGAGTGGAACGATGTAGGTGCTTACCTAGAACCCAAAACTGATGGTGATGGAATTGAACTCTCTGATAGCGGAGGTACTAAAGGAGTTCGCATTTCTCACGACGGCACTAATGTAGTTATAGATATTGTAGGAGCTGGTGCTTACAAGTTTCCTGGTCTTGTAGGCTGTGATACAATAGATACAGACGGAACAGGTGTTGCTAGTTGCGGTGCGGATGCTTCAGGGGCAGGAGGTACACCTAACATCTTAGACCTAGGGGATGACGGGGCAGATGAGTCTGCCGATTTAGTTGAGATTGCTACTGTTGGAGATACTAACTCAATTTTTACTGAACCAGCAGCAGATAAACTAAGAATTGATATGGGCAATAATTGGCCTACATCCGATACAGCAGATGCTCTTTCTGCTAACGGGGCTAACTGTGGTGCAGGACAGTACCCTCTTGGTGTAGACGCAGCAGGGGCTGTTGAAAGTTGTACTACTGATGATGACGTTCCAGAAGTAGGAGACTTTGATGCTTTAGTGGGTGGATCATACACTACTTATGATACTGTTAATGATGATATGGATCTTGACGATGAAGTTGTAACTCATATGCTTAGTATTAATATTTTTGATCCTACAACTGCGGATACAAATAGAATACAAGCTAAGTTAGCAACAGCAGTTACTATTAGCAGAGTTAGTTGCTCAACCGATACAGGAACTGCCACTATCCAGTTAGACGAAAGGGCAGAAGGTACACCTAATAGTGCAGGTACTGATGTTCTTTCGGCAGGTCTAGTTTGTGATAATGATACACAATCAACTACTGGATTTGATAATGCAGGAATAGCTGCTGATGTACCATTAAACTTGCAAATTACAGCAACTGCTAGTAGTCCTACAGTTGTTAGAATTCATATTGACTATAAGGTGGATGATGTATAAAATCATACAACTAGTTGTACTTATTAGTACAATGCTAGCGTTCTCAAATCTAGCTTATGCTGGTGACACAACTAACCTTGAAGGGGCTTGGCTTTTAAACGAGACTAGTGGGGCTAGAGCAGATGAATCTGTTAACACTAATAATTTAACAGATAATAATACTGTTTTATTTGGGACAGGCCAGTTTGGAAATGCTGCTGATTTTGAACTAAGTAATAGTGAATACCTCTCCATCACTGATGGGAGCCAATCAGGTTTAGATGTTACTGGTGATATTACTTTTGGGTTATGGTATAAACCTGAGACAGTGGGGATTCAGGCATCACTTATAGGTAAATCTGGAACCTCAAAAGGGTATAACCTTCAAGCAAGAACAGATAACACAGTATTGTGTTTATCTAGTAGTGATGGAAGTGCGTTTGATGGACAATTTTTTTCAACAACTACATTAACAATAAGTACTTGGTATCATATAGTCTGTCGTATTAGTAGTACAACAATGACTATCTGGATAGATGGCACACAAGAAACTGGATCTGATACAACTAACGGATCAATTAACAATAGCACAGCAGTATTTATGCTAGGAGCTAATGACGCACCAACTAACTTTACAGACGGGTTGGTTGATGATGCTTTTATATTTAGTGAAGCTCTTAGTGAAGCTCAAATAGATGATATTAAGGACAACGGATTAGATGCCTATGTTACTGTACCAAGAAGTAGGGTGGTGATGATAACATGAGGTTTTCTATACTTTTGTTGGTAACATATATGTTACTCGGATCTAGTATATGTCTAGCTTCTCCTACAAATGGGGATACAGTTATCGCCAACAAGTTGCTAGATTCATTAGTGAATACCCAGAATACTTTCCACCAGAAAAACAAACGATATGAACAAGTTAAACAAAAGATGGGTGGAAATAAAATTGTTTATTATATGCACGAATATAAAGGAGAATGTGGCGAAGGGTATATAGCCACAGCTTCTAAAGTTATAAACTATAGAGAATGGATAATACAAAGACATGCTGGTTGTGAGAATGATAGAGATATAAAAACTACCTGGACTCAGATTAACTAAGGAGAATACACATGATAGTTACTTTTCAAGATTTATATAAAGAGATACTTAGGACTATGAATGTTACAGAGGATACTGTGGAGGATGCTAACATTCTAGCACAGATTAAAACCAGAATTAATATGGTTCAGGATTTTCTTTTCTATAGAAAGACTTACGAGTGGCGTAAACAAAGATTCTTCTTCACTACCAAAGCCCCGATAATAGCAGGAACTATCTCTGTAACTAACGGGGGCAGAGAAGTAACAGGATCTGGAACTAGCTGGGCTGATATTGATAGACTTGGGTATGTAATTGTAGATAACCAGGTCTATAAAATAGATCCTCATGCCTCCATCTCTACTACGTCCTTAAAGTTAGTTGCTTCTTATCCTAAAAGTAGTGCTTCTGGAAAGAACTATAAAATCATATTTCCAGATAAACATCTAGACCCTAGTATTTCTTCTATTGTTAGCATCTTTATTGAAGAGAGCGAGAAAGATATACTAAATGCTAACAGGTCAATCTTTATTAAAACAGATTTGGGTGAACCTCAAGAATTCTTCTTTGGGGGACTTACAGATTATAGTTACTACACAGACGGTACAGTAACAATGACACAGGATTCACTTACCGTAACTGGTAGCGGAACAACCTTTACTGCTGATATGGAGGGTATGCCTTTTAGAATAAATGAACATCCTACTCCTTACAGGATTCAGGAAGTGGTTAGTGCGACTCAGTTAACTCTTAAAGACACCTACCAAGGGGATAGTGGTGCTGGAAAAGATTACACTATTGGAGCAAAAGGAAGTGGATTAATTCATGGTAGACCTGTTGCAGATGACACCTATTTTGTTGAGATTGAGGCTCTTATTAAACCCCAACCTCTAGTTAGACCTTCAGATATTTCTTTGCTTCCAGATCATACACCACTGATGTTTGGGTGCTTATGGCTTTGCTACTATGAAAGGTTTGAGAAGAACCCAGTCAAAACTAACCAATCTAAAGCTAACTTTAGGGACAGTTTGAAACAGTTTGATGAAATGTATAGAGTTATTAAGAACTTAAAATGGCAAAGTGAAGCTGAGATTAAAGCAAGAAAATCAGGGGCTTCACAGTTTAACCCACTTGAAAGGGATTAAGATATGCTTATAAAAAAAATACTAGCTTCACTTACAATATCTATATTTCTTTGCTCTCAAGTATTGTTTGCTGGGATTACTTCTGTATCTGATCTTAAAGGACTTCAACGGTTAGCAGCCGATAAGATTGAGGATGGATCACACTCAGTATTTAATAACGCTTATATTACGGACGAAGGAAATATAAGAGTAGTTAAAGGAAGAGTTAAACTAAACACTACTGCACATACTGATACTACTGTAAGTATGGTTTGCTATTATGAAAATAGTACAGGCTCCACTAAGAAACTAGTTGTTAAAGAGTCAGATGAGATTGTTACTTACGATACAGATGGAACTAATCGTACCTCTATTTTAGGGTCTTTAACAGATGAGAAAGCAGACTGTGTACAGATTGGTGACACAATGTATTTTAATAGCTCTACTGACGGACTACATAAGTGGGCTGGTACTGGTAGTGCTTCAGCTATCGCAGGAGTTGGGAGTCCTTCGGTACAAAACTTCTCTTCCAGTTCTAGTGTAGGAGGTATGACAGGGGGGGCAGATGGAGTAGGAAAAGTAAACTTTTTAATAAGCGGTAAATACTGGCGAGGATCAACTGGAACAGGGAGTTGTGTTCGATACTACTCCTACGTAGCTTCACATGACTTAGCAGCCCAACCTACTAGTTCTTTATATAAATATAAAACTACATTTTACAATAGTAAGTGGGGTATTGAATCTGAATCTAGTAGTTCAGACTCTGCTACTCTTTCTGGAGGATCAAGCAGAGCGTTAGTACAGTCAAATTGTTTTCCTACCTGGACTAGTGGTACTTGTACTCTTGCGGATACCGCTAGATGTTCCACTGGGGATGTTATAGTGTACGGTGGAAGTACCTCTACCACAGCTACTCTTTCTGGGTCTGAGCCTCTTCCATTTGACCAGCATTGCATATATAGAACTGTTGCAAGTGGATCAGACTACTTCTTAGTTGGGTGTCAGGACTCGGCTACTAGTACATTCAAAGATGGTACACCAGATGTGGCTTTAACTAGACCATTAGATACAACTATTAATACTATAGATCCCCCTAGTTTTAGATACATCAACGAGTACAAAGGTGTCTTGTTTACTAGTGAAGGTACTAGTATAAACTTCACTAGACTTCCAGTGGAAGCTACCACAAATGGTGATAAGTATTGGTTAGAAACAGATAAGATTTTAACTGGAGCTAAAAAACCTCTTACTGGTATACATAGCACATCCAATAATTTATTACTTTTTACAAGCAGTAAAGTTATAAGTGTGAGTGGATTTGGAGTTGATAGCTTTAGGACTAATGTTTTATTTGAGCAGATTGGTACTGTTTCAGACGAGACTATTGAAACAGATAATAATGGAGATGTAATATTTTTTGCTGGTACAACAGGAGTTTATAAGATTAGAATTGGTCAAAGTCCGACAGATGATTTAACTGGTGCTGTGATTGACCAACCCAATACAAACACAGTAAGAATTTCCTCTCCATTTTTAGATAACGTATTTAACGGTACTGACACTAGTATCAGCTTAGACCCAGCAGACTATACTTTGTCTCATGCTTATTATGATTCAGACAAAGATATTTACTGGCTATATATTGGAGATCATGCTTTTATGTTCAACAATAAAAGCAACCAATGGAGCCATCTTCCTGCTACTGAGATGATTGGTAGTGTGTATGTTAAAAGTCCTAACTCAGCAGGACAGGGGATACTGGTAGATGACCTTGGATTCTTCTACAAGAATTGGTATGGGTATGCTAGTGCAGTAATTAGCGGATCTGCTACTGGGGAGCCTACATCCTCGTCCTCCACTACTCTTACAGATACTGGAGCGACATTTAATACTACAGATGACGGATTAGCAGGGGCATGGGTATTTGTAGATAACGAGAATGGAGAACACAGACAGATTCAAAGTAACACAACCACAACTATTACTGTATCTCCAGCTTGGACTGTTAATCCAGTTACAAGTGATGATTACTACGTTGGGTATATTATATATAATACTTTAACTAAACAGTACGCTGTAGCTGAAGCACCTAGTAGGGCTAAGATTGACTATATCTATTTGGTACATAGTAAGTCAGATAGTAGTCAAATCGTTGAACTTATGGGTTATGAGAATAAAGCTAGCTACCCAGTAAACTTAAAAAATATTGACATGCTAGATAAGTTTGTAAGTAAAAGATCCGTCCCTATGGGAGCCACTAAATACTGGTTTCAATGGGGGCTTAGAAGTTTTGTGTATAATACGTCTAATACAATAAATCCACCAATTGATATCCAAGCATATGCTATTGATTGGGAAGAAATAAAGGAGCTATAATTTTATGGCCGCACCCCTAGCAAGATTAGATTCAATTAGAGATAGACTAATTAATAGAGGAATGGGTACTAGTGGGCTTACCTCCCAAGCTGTTCAAAGAGCCAATCTTCCTACACTTGGTTCTGCTGTATCTACAGCACACCAGAGAAGGATTGAGAGCAGATGCTTTAACACAGACTAATATTGGAAAAGCTACGGCCTTTGGAGAAGCAGCTAGTAAATCAATTAAACGGCAAGAAGAACAAGAGAGAAATGTACTAAGTAGAGCTAACGCTCCTGTTGCTATAGTTACTAAACGATTTTACCAAGATGCAATTGCAGCAGGGAGACTCAAGGGGAATCAGTCTATTAGTTTAACATGACATGACTCCCAGGACGCTCAAGACAAACTTACTCTGGAGAAGAAGCCTGGAACAGGATGAAACAATTTCAAAAAAGGGGTGGAAGAGTAGTAACTATGGGGACGTTACCTGGGATAAACGACAGTCTTTTTAGGCGGCTTAAAACAGCAGGGGTTGAAGTACAACACAAACCAGATGCGTTCAAATTATTTCGTGGTTACGCACAAGGCAAATCTAACTTTGATATGCTAGGACTATTTGGAAAAGCAGCAGGAGCAGCACAAAGAGGAAGAGATGCTGATACTTCAAGGTTTGGTAGCTCATCTGGTGGAGTAGAAGAACAAAGACAAAGAAATGCACTAGAGGGTAGGCTTGGAAGGGCAGTAGGAATAATGGAATTTAAAGCTAGAGTAAAAGCAGCAGGAGTTTAATATGGCTAAAAGTAAATTAGATAAAATAATAGACAAGCTAGCGGCTGTAAAAATAAATCCGCATGACTTAGGTTTGGTTTCTGACAAAGCCAAGAAGAAAGGTATTACTGTGTCTGGAGGACGAGTATTAGGTGACGAGGGTAAGTCGTTTAAAACAAGGGGTGGGACAGGTGTAAGGTCTACTGAAGTAGCAAAAGATCCATTATTCAAAGGACTAAGAGGAGTAGAACAAAAAGCTAAACAAGAATTAAGACAAAGAGGAATTACAGAAAGAGAAGATT